CGACACCCGCGGCGTCGATCCCCCGACAGACGATCTCCACGTTCGCGACGTGCACGTCGCCGTCGACCTGATCCACCGCGGCGGACTGCGCGATGAGGGTTCCGCTGACGGCGGCCGCGCCGAAGCGGATCCGGATCTGCCCGGTGTTGGTCGAGTTTTCGTCGACGGAGGTTCCCGCGAACCGGGCGGCGACGACCTTGCCGGGGCGCCAGAATCCGGCGGGGAACTCGGTACTGTCGACCACCTGCTCGTCGGTCGTTGCGACCGCGACACTGGCGCGCGCAGTTCGGACCTTATAAACTCGGTGTGCCATGGGGGTAGATCTCCGATCGCCCTGACCCGGGCGGGGGTAGGGTCTCGCCGGCCACGCTGGCCGGCGAGAGACGATCAGTAGTCGGACAGGACCTCGGTACCGGCCTCGTCGATCGCGAGTTGGAAGTCGAGGTAGGCCGACTGGATGTACGCGGTGACGCCGGCCAGGCCCTGGCGAGCGCGCTCGAAGAGGATGTACGGACCGAGGGCCACCTGCTCGTCGCCCTCGGGCGAGACCGACAGGGCGCCCCACACGACGGCGCCCCGCCCGAACATCGAACCGGCGCGGTCCGCGTCGCCCGAGGTCGCGGGCACGTGGTTGGCACGGTAAATGTCCACGCCGAGGAACCGGCCCGCGAACCCGTCCTGCATGACGCGCTGCGCGTCCTCGGACCATTGGAACGCGCCGGCCGCGGCACCCTCCGCGTCGAGCGCCAGGTCGCCGATCTGGCGACTGTGGTAGACCGCGAGGTAGGGCCCCGGGACGTTTGCCATCTCGAGTGCGATCCGCGCGCCGAGGTGGTCGGCGCCGGTCAGGTCGGAGCCGGTGCCGGGTCCCGAGGTCGCGGTGAACGCGGGACCGAGGGCCGACAGGAGGGCGAGCTGGGTCGCCTGGAACGTCGCGACTGCGTCCTGGGCAAACGCAGCGGCGTTGATCGTGCCGGTCGCGTCGGTCCAGCGAGCCAGGTCGGATGGCTCGTAGGCCTTGACCTTGCGCGCGGGGGTGAGGCTGGACACGGCGTCGGTGATCGCGATCGGGACGGCCTGTGCCCCGTCCGCCACGTCGTCAAGCAGGTCGTAGCCCATGAGGCCCACCTGCGGAAAGTTCAGGGTGTTGCTCCCAGCGCCGTTGGTCGTCCCGCCGAAGATCATCGCCGGGTGCATCGGCAACGAGCCGCGGGCTGCCAGGAGCAGCAGCACCTGCCCGGACAGGACCGCGTTCGTGTGCAGATCTGCGAGATCTGCAAACAGCGTAGCCATTGTCGAACCTCTACGCGGCGCTGTCGCTTGTTTGACCGGTCGCGGGTCCGGTATTGCCGCTGTGGCCCGTGGCGCTGATTTACGTCCGCGTTGGACGGGGCCGATGAGATCCTCTACCGCCGCCACGCACCCCCGTCAAGGGGCGCGCGGGGCGAGTCACGCGGACTCGTGCCCGGCCGCCTTCAAGATCGCCTCCACCAGCGGCTTCAGCTCGCTGCTGACGATCTCCGCGATCTCGTCGCTGGTGATCTTCTTGCCGCCCGGGCTGTCCTGCCGGGCTGCTGCGTCGATCTTTCGGATGATGGCCACGACCGTCGGAACGACGGTCAGGGCCTTGATGAGCGCGTTCATGGCTACTCCTCTCGCCGGCCACCACGACCGGCTTGTTCGGGTTTCAGGTCCCGGAGGGCCTGGAGGGCCTCCGGGGCAAATTGGACGGTCAGGGTCACAGGAACACCCCCGTGTCGCCCGGCCATCCACGCGATCACGGCCAGCGCCAGGGGGAGAGGCCCCCCGCTCGCGAGGATCGTGGCCCAATCCGGCACGGCACCCGCGTCCGTCGGGGCGCCCTGCGCGTACGCGGACAGCGCCAGACCCAGAATCGCGGCCAGGAGCGGCCACGTGAAGCAGGGTCGATTCACGGCGCGCCGCCCGGCCGGGCCATGGTCGCCGCGACCGCCGCGTCCCACTGCTCCTTCGTCGCCCGGCCGCCGGCGACGTCGGCGGCGAGTTGGGCGATTTGCGCGGGGGTGTACGGCCGACCCCCCGCGGCCGGGCTCTGTGTCGGGACCACCGGGCGCGGGCCGGCGCCTGCGACGACGGCGGGCGCGGCGGGCGCGGCGGGCGGGGCGCCGGGGTCCGCGGCGGGCGGGGCCGCCGGGGCCGCGGCCGGGAGGTACGCCTGCACACCCTTCGGGAGCGCGTCCCGCGCGCCCAGCCACTCCCCGAGACCCCCCTTCGGCCGGGACGCCGCCGGGACGCGGCCCCAGGCAAACCGCGCCGTCTCCACGCCCTCTGGTTCCGTGATCCCCGCCGCGAGGATCGCGCGCTCGTCGGCCCACCCGGCCTCCATGGCCCGGTACCGCGTCACGTCCGCGTCGAGCGCGTCGACTCGCGCGGCCGCTGCCTGCGCATCGCGGAGCTGGGTCTCCAGATCTCGGACCCGATCGTCTGCCGCGCGCCGGGCCGCGATCACCTCTTCGAATCGGGCCTTCGGCACGGTGTCGTCGTCAGCCATCGTCTGCCTCCGTCGGGGGGGTCTCGGTCTCGGGGGTCTCGGGTGTCTCGGGGGTCTCGGGGGTGACCTCGGCCCTCGCCTCTGCCTCCGTCGCGCCCGGGTGGAGCAGACGGTACGCGGTGACGCGGGACAGGAGACCAGACGCGAGGAGCTCTAGCACGTGCCTACGCTCGGCTTCCTGCTCGTCTCCCGACAGGGGGACCCCGCGGTACGCGACCCGGTACCCGGACTGTGGGTACGGAGCGCCGAGGAGGGCCGCAGTGACCGACAGGAGACGCAGGTCAGACCGACGGAACACAGGCTCCAGGCGCCGCTGCACGACGCGTTGCGTGTCGCGTGAGACGGAGATCGCGTAGCCGGAGCGCGGGTCTCCGGACATCTTTGCCGTCTCGGCCGCGCCGCCCGTCGCGGCCGTGAGCGTCCTGGTCTCGTAGGTCTGGACGGCCTGCACCATCGCCATGGGGTCGGTCGGTGGGTCCCACTGCCCGACCGCGACCGGCGCGCTATCGTCCAGGGGGTGGAGCAGCAGGACCGTCGCGGGGTCTGCCGCGACCGACCGGCGCTCGGATCCGTCCTCTCCGTCGACGGAGGTGCCCCCTATTCTTGCGTTTACGGCATACCGCTGTGACCACGCCGCGCTCCGGAGGACGTGGCCGAAGAGGCTGTAGTACGTCGCGACGTTAAGGGTCCCTTCCAGGAGCTCCAGCGCCTCCCCCGCGTCCCACAGGTGGGGGGTCTCGGCCGCGTGATAGAGGACGTACGGGAGGATCGGGCTTCCACCGGCCTCCTCGGAGTACCTCGGGTACGTGGGACCCGCGAGCCGCGTCTCCCCGACCCGCTCGGTCGCGTCCTCGCCTTGCGCGTCGATTACGTCGCGCACGGGGCCGGCGGGGTCCGCCGACCAGTGGTCCCAGCACCACTCGATCCGTCCGTCGGCGAGCTCGAACGGCCGAGCCTCCCAGATCTCGATCGGCTGGCTTGGAGCGTCGGGGTCCGGGCGGGCTACCACGGTGTGCGGATAGACCGGGCGGTAGACCGGGCGGCCGTCGACGGTCCGGACGTGGACGAGCATCTCCCGGATCCCGAGCGCGTCTCGCTGGACGCGCTGCGCCAGGCTCCACCACCCGGACGCCGCGACGATCTCCGCGAGGAGCTTGCCCGTTTCGTCGTCGTGGTCGACGACGGGCGCCTGGTCGTACAGCTTGGCCACGGCGTTCCAGGCCTGCTTGAATAGGTTCGCCGATAGGTCAACTTGACCCCACGCGTCCCGCTTGACGTGCCCGATCAGCTCCCGAACGCGGCCTTCGAGGTCGCTAGACCACCCCGCGTAGAGGAAACGGTGCGCCCGCGCGGAAGTGTTCCAGCGGCAAACTTCCGCTGGGTCCTTCGGTGTGAGCGGACACGGCCCGACGGATCGGTTCAGAATTGCGGCTCCCGCAAGCCTCTCGCCGGCCACGATGGCCGGCGAGCCTGTCTACACCCTACCTCGCGGTCAATACGAGCGCCAGTCCTCGGCGACGCGCACGTCGGGCGCCTTGATCGCGTACGGCCAGACGCCGTACCGGAGCGCATCGCAGGCGTCCTTCCATTCGGAGTCTCGCCCCCCGTCCCACCGTTCGAGCGAGAGGATCGTCCGCTCGCACCGAGGGTGAATCGCGAAGTGCCCCGGCCGCAACATGGCCCGATGCAACCATTCCGCGCCGCGCCACAGGGAGCCGGCCCCACCCCCCCGGCCGGTCTTCGCCTGCGCGATCGGCGGGCGGATCGCGTCGGTCGTCGAACCCCCACGTCGACGGATCTCCCGGGCGAGGGCCCTCTCGAGATCCGCGTTCGATCTGCGCGAGAGCCGGCCTTGCGTCGGCTTGTCGCCGATCGAGCCGCGGAGCTGAACCCACTCGACCCCCGCCGCCGCGAGCGCGTCGATGACGCCCTCCGCGTCGACGTCGGGCGTGGACAGACCGTCACCCGCGTACTCTGCCAGGACTGCGACCCGCGGGTGCGGCCCGTCGCAGTCGACCCCCACCAGGACCGCGACCTCGCGATAGTCGCCCTCCCCGTGGTCCCACCCGACGTGGAGGCGATACCCCGCGGCCCGGACGTCCTTTACGTGACTCCGTCGGTCGAACGCCGGGAATACGACCTCGCCTACGCGGCACTCCCACTCCCCGTCGATCACGACGGGCTCGTAGCGAGGGAGCACCAGTTTTCTTTGCGCGGCAATCCAGGCCGCGTCGAGGGGCGTGCCGTCGGGGAGCGTGAGCGGCCCGCGGGATCCAAGGGGAACAAAGGCATCGGGTGTCATTCGGTGGTGCAGGTCGACGACACACCCGCTCTCCGTGAGAGCCCGGAGGTACTCCACCGGCCGGTTCACGGGCGTCAAGGTGAGGGCGAGGGCCCCGGCGGTCCGTGCGAGGCGGCGATCGAGCTCGCGGTAGATGTCCTCGTCTGTCGGCTCGTCAATCAAGACGAAGTCGATCGTAGCGCCCGCGAGGGCCTCTGCGCCCTGGTTCGTCGTCCTGAACCGAACGATACTGCCGCTCCGGAAAACGACCGCGGGGTTGTCCTTCCCGAACCCGTAGCGAAGGTCGAAGCTTTGTGGGCTCCGGACCGCGTCTTTCGGGACGAGTTCCCAAAACTTCTTCATGATTCCCACGGATTGGGGCCAGGTCGTACAGACGACCCAGATCTCCACCGGGGGTGGTCTGGTTTCGAGGTACGGGTGGGTCCCGAGGGCCCGGTAGATCACTTCGGCAAGCCCTGCCCAGGTCTTGCCGATCTGGTTACCGGCGCGCAACAGCTTACGCGGCGCGGCGCACGCCAGGAATTCGTGCTGTGGGGGGGTCCACCGGACGGACAGGAGCGGCCGCGCGGCGGTGTACGCACACAGCGCGTCCAGGGGGTCTACCGGGCGGACCAGGGCCAGCGGGGCCCGGAGGCGAGCCGCCACGGATCACCAGCCCAGGGCGGTCCGGATCTCGTCCTGGACTGCGTCAGGGAGACCGAGGATCTTGCGCGCCGTGGCGGCCACGAGGTCACCCTGATCGAGGGCCCGGTCCGCGTCCGCGCAGTGGGCCGCGTAGTCCGCCGCACGCTGGGCTACCAGCTCACCCTCCTGCCGGAGCATCGACGATACCGCCGTCCAGCTGCCTTTGTCTTCGGCCGCCTCGCGAGCGGCCGTAACCTTGACGAGGTGGCCAGCAAGCGGCCATCGCGCGGCGAACGCGGCGTCGGACATTTTCACGGGGCCCCCGGGGGCCTCACGGCCCTACCGGGGGGTGTAACCCGCGGGGCGCCCGGGCGCCCCTCCCCCACGAGGCCGGTTCGGGAGGCGCGCCTCCCGTCCCTCAACATGCCGGGGGTTGGGGGCCCCGAAGGGCCTGCACGACTGGAGGATCAGCCGACGATGGCCCGGCCGGCCCAGCCGATCGCCTCGGGCAGCGGCCGGACGGAGCGACGCCGCCACGCCGAGCGCAGGCACCGCCACGCCGACAACACGTGCGTGCGGCGGGTGGGGGCCGGGCCGCGGGCCCAGCGGGAGAGGCGACGCTCGATCGTCAGGGTCCAGTCCATGCTGTCCTCCAGCCCATCCCCCGGGCAGTGCGCCATCCCGACAGGCGCGGGCCGCCGTAGCGGTGCCGGGGCCGTGAGCCGGGCCCCGTTCGGTTTCGCCGCTCCGTGCGGCTCGTCAGCGGGGCGGAACAGCCCCGGGCTGGTGCGGGCTCGGGGCCCGCGGGGTGGTCAGAGCACCTCGTCCACGCCCACAGCGCCGACCCGCACGGCCCAGCGGCTGTCGTCCGAGCCCGACTGGTCGGTGCCGACCAGGATGACCCAGAGGTCGCCGTCGTCGTCGGTGTGCGTGTAGACCGACACGTCGTCGGTCGTCTCGGCGTCCCGGCGGAGCGTCCACGCGCTGTCCTCGCCGGTGGGGTCGAATCCCTCGCCCTGGTCGTTGAGGACCGAGAAGGCGTAGCGGGCGTCGCTGCGGCTGCGGAGGATGTCGTCCTGGCTGATCGTGCGGTCCATGGTGGGCTCCAGAGGGTGAGGGTGGGGTGCGGGCTCGGCGGGCGGCTTCATCGCCGCCCCGCCTCCTCTACATATCCGGACCCCCGGACAATGCCACCCCGTCGCGAAAATAAATCGATTCACCGAGCGTCGACACGCTCCACCCTCGCCCCGTCGACACGCTCCACCCTCGCCTCCCCCGGCTCAACCACGAGCCGGAGCCTCCCGTACCCAGCGGCCTCCCACCGCTCGGCCCACCGGGCCAGGAGATCGAGCGAGCCCTGCCGGCCCCACCTCACGTCCGACAGCTGGGGTTGCCGGGCGCCGAGGATCTCGGCGATCCGCTCCTGGGTGCCACGCTCGCCCCGCTCGAAGAGCTCGGCCGCGCACAGCTCGAGGAGCTGGCCCGCCGCGACCTGGACGGGGCTCGGCGCGGCCGCGGCGACCGCGGCGCTGGGCGGGCGCCCGAGACGGGTCATGGCGTCCCTGGGGCCGCGATGAGGCGGATCACGCGACGACCCAGGACCGAGTCGACCCCCCTACGCCAGGCGGCATCGATCGACGCCTGCGTCGGGCGGTCGCTCATCCTTGCGATCGCTCGGTCGCCCTCGGCGATAGCGTACAAGTGCCGGTCCCGGACCGGCTCCCCCCTGCTGTACGCCTCCCACGCCGCCCGCTGCTCGATCGTCGCCTCTGTTGCTCGGTCCATGACTACCTCCACGCCCACCGGCGGAATGCCGGGCCACCGACTGGGTACGGTGGGGGCCCCGAAGGGCCTGCACGACTGGAGGGGGGTCAGAGCGCGGGCCCGTGGACCCCGAAGGCGCGGTCCACGGCCGACCGGCCGATCGGAGCCGGCTCGCGGGGCGCGTAGAACCCGTCGCCAAGGAGCTGGAGGGCCTGTCGCCACACCCACCGGGGCACCCCTGCCGGCTTGCCCTCGGCCGCGCCCGAAGGGGGCCGGGACTCGCGTGCCACAGCCTGGAGGCCGCGCAGCGCCTCCACCGCTTCCGAGGCGGTGCGGGACCGCGCGGTAGGGCCGTCCTGCTCCACCCAGTGGAGGCCGACGGCCCCCCCGGCCGCGTCGAGCGTGACGTTCACGCACGACTCCCCGTTCCCGAGGCGCGCAACCGCCCCGACGGGGGCGTCGTAACTCGCGCATCCCTTCGCCAGACAGACTCGCATCTCGTCCTCCAGCCCATCCCCCGGGCAGTGCGCCATCCCGACAGGCGCGGGCCGCCGTAGCGGTGCCGGGGCCGTGAGCCGGGCCCCGTTCGGCGCGGTCAGTCAGCGGTCGTGCTGGCACGTCCAGCAGTCGGACGCCTTCTCCTCCTCCTCGATGGAGCCGCAGGCGCAGCCGGTTCGGGTGCCGGACGACCGCCCGCGGGAGCGCGCCGCGCTCCGACCGGAACTGGCCGAGCTGCCCGAGGCGATGGTCGCGAGGGCCACGCCGCCGCCGGACCAGATCACCCTGCCGACGCGCTTGGCGTCGGTGGTCCCGTCCCGCTTGGCGACGGTCACCGTCGCACCAGGCTTGACGAGGTCAACGGGGCCGCGCAGGCCCCAATCCCCGGACTTGAGCTTCGTAAACGTCACTGCCATGGTGGGCTCCCGTCTCGGCGGGCGGCTTCATCGCCGCCCCGCCTCCTCTACATATCCGGACCCCCGGACAATGCCACCCCGTCGCGAAAATAAATCGATTCACCGAGCGTGCCAGGCCCACACCACCAGGTCATCGTACCCGCAGAACGCCACTAATTCGCCGGAGAGCCAGTTTCGCTGGTCCTCCGGGAACCCGCCCGCGGGGTCCCCACGGGCCTCGCCCTCGTGGGCGTGGACCAGCACGACGTACAGCGGCGCGCCGACTTCGGCCGCGAGCGCCGCGAATGCGTCCAGTCTCGCGGCGGGGATCCCCGTCCGTCGCATCGAGCGGCCCGGCACCGGGCACCACGATCGGGGGGCCACGCGCCGCCACTCCGTCAGGACGAGAGCCACCTCGTAGGGACCCGGGCCCTCCGCCCCCCGCTCCCACCACGACGCCCGATAGGGCCAGTGGGGGCCGCCGGCCTGAAGGGGGTCGTCCCCCAACCAGGTCCAGCCTTCGCCGGGGGGCGCGGGGGCTACGGGACCCCCTACCGGCGAACGAAGCGCGCTGCGCGCTTGCGTTCGCCCTTGGCGGCCAATCGCTCTTCGAGCCACTCCAGGTCCCCCAGGTCCGTGGGGTCCAGCGGGCGCAGCTTCCCGTCGGGGGTCACCCGACGGAGCGTCGGAAGGAGCAGCGCGATGGCGTCGTCGGCGCGCGCGGGCCTCACGTCGACGCCACCGGCGGGGCCCAGACGTACGGGCGGGTCTCGGACCGGGTCCACCCGTCCGCCCGGAGGACGTCCGCGAGGGCCTGGAGGGGGCCATTCCACCCCCGGGCCGCCGCGACGTCGCGGAGGGCCCTCGGGGCCTCCGCGGCCGGAACCTCGGGTTCCGGCGGGGCCTCCCCCCCGAGCGCCGCGAGCGCGAGGACGTGCCGGTCCGGGTCGGACTCCGCACCCACGTACCGGACGCCGGCCGCCACGCACGCGCGCGCCACGGGGGCCAGGCCCGCGTACAGGTCCACCACCACGCCACCGGCGGGGACCCAGGCCCGGACGATCTCCGTGAGCCAGTCCGCCGGCTTCTCGGAGTGAGCCCCCCGCGGGGTGGTCCACCCGTTCGGGAGGGCCGCGGTCGTCGGGGCAGGCGCGCCCTTGCGGAACACGAGGACCGGCTCCGTCGTCCCCCGCCAGTGGTACCCGATCCCGGGCTGCCCGGACTTCGTCCACGCGCCGCCGGTCAGGTACTCCCACCGGCACCCGACCTCGCCGAGGGCCACGAGGAAATCGAGGAGGTGGGGCCACGTCACCCACACGAGGAGGCGGGCGTCCTCCGCCGCCACGTCGTACGCGGCGTCGAGGTCCGCGACGATGTCCTCGTGGGTGGGCGCGAGGTCGTAGGTCGACTCCGCGGACCCCGAGACCCCCGAGCCGGTGTCGTACGCGGGCCACGCGGGGTCCGCGTGGACGAGCTGGGCCGCGCCGCGGAGGGCCGGGTCCGCGAGGAGGGTCGCGTTCGTCGCGAGGCGGAGGTCGACGCCGGCCGGGACCTCGGGAGCGGACGCGCGAGCGGCGTCGACCTCGCGGGCCTTTCGGGCCTCCCGCTCGGTCCGCTTGCGCTCGGTTTCCGCCGCGAGGACGGCGCGGCGGAGGACCGGGTCCGCGAGGGCTCGGGCCTGGACCTCGGGGGGGAGGGACGCCACCCCGGCTGCGGGACCCGGCTCGATCGTCCCGGCGCGGAGGGCCGCGCGGACATCCTCCCCGCCGTCGCGCTCCGCCTGGAGGCGACGCCGGACGGTCCGGGGGGACTCCCCGGTCTCCGCCGCGACCGCGAGGGCCGTCCTCTCGACGCCGCGGAGAATCCCCGCGCCCTCCCCGGTCCGCGTCGCCCCGCCCTTCGCGCGGCCCGCGGCCCGCGCGGCCTCGGACTCCAGGCGGTGGAGCTCGGCCAGTACGACCGTACGGGTCTGGACATCGAGCTCCCGGCGGGTCGTCGCCGCCCGCACGAACCGGACGGCCTCCTCGTCGTCGAGGAGGACCCGCTCGTCGGGGAGATCGTCCAGGTCCAGACCGAGGGCGACGCAGGCGAGGAGGCGGTTCCGGCCGTCCAGGAGCACCAGGGACCCCCCGCCGCCGTGGAGGTAGACCACGGGGAACGCGGAGAGGTAGCCCCGGTCCGCGATCGACGCGGCCAGCTCCGCGAGCGCGTCGGGGTCCAGGAGGGGGAGGACGTCCGCGGCCGCGTGGACGGGGCGCCCGAGGACGGCGGGGAGGCCCTCCCGGACGACACGGCCGAGGACGGACGCGCAGGCTTCCAGGATCTCGTGGTGGTGGTGCATCGGGTCTCCGTGGGTGGTGGTCTCTGTGGTCCTATCGGGGGCCGTAGGCCCCGTCAAGGATGTCCGCGATCGCGCGGAGCACGCGCGCGACCGCGGACCGGATCGGCCGGCGGGGTCTCTCGAACCACAGGCCCTCCACGAGGGCCAGCTGGACGGACTCGCCGCCCACCGCCGCCACGACCGTGTCGTGGAGGGAGTGCTCATCCTCCAGACCACCCCCTCGGATCGGCGGCGCGCGGCCCCCCGGGAGGATCTCCGTCCGAGCGAGGTCCGCCCCTCTCGCGAGATCCGCCCCCGTAGCGCAGCCGTCGCACAGTCCGTCGTGAGGCCGGATCAGACGACTCGCCCGACACGCCACGCACGTACCCCACGCCCACGCATCTCCCACCCACGCATCTCCCACGCGCCCTCCAGTACCCGGGGGGCGCCCGCCCTCCGGGTAACCGGGGTGTAACCGGTCCGGGACTACCGGCCGGTGAGCGCGCGGAGGATCGCCTCCGCCCACCACTCCCCCCGGACCGCGCGGGCCTCGATCTCGCCGATCTCGTAGGAGCCGGCCCCCACGCCGCGGACTACCACGGCGGGTGCGTCGCCGTTCAGCGAGCGGGCCCACCGCGCGTCGGTCGCAGGGTATCCGACGACCGGGCGCCCGGGGCGGGGGGCCGAGGTGCGGGTGGGGGCGGGGGCGGGCGTGGGGTAGGGGTCGACGATCACGGGGGCCTCCTGGGTCACGCAGGCCATCGTGGCCGGCTAGAGGCATTCTCGGCCCGCGCGGGCCGGGGTTTGGTTACGCGACGGTTACGAAGCGGCGTTTCGCTTTAGTTTAAGCGATTGTTTGAAGTCATTCGCGCGCGCGGCTGGAGCAAG